AGTAGCTGCCGTCGGCAATGCCTGCGGTCGGCAAGCCGGCAACCGCTGTTTCATCGGCAACGAAGTACCCGACAAGGCAGTCGCACTGCTGCACTGCCGCCTGAGCCACGGCATCCGATACCGTCAGTTCCACACCGACAGGCAGGCTGTAAACCGTACGCTCGCCGTTCTCCTTTACTGCTACGTCCACCGTGCCGCACACCTGCGAACCGGTGATGATGGTTAATTTGGTCATAATAAGTCCTCCTTTTTATTTTATGTTTCTTCAAATTTGATTTTTTTGATGGAAATACCGTATGTTGCAAGCGATGTTCGAGTAACAGGAACAGCGATCATATTATAGTTCCCGGCGGCTTGCGGCGATAAATCAGTTACCGTGCTGAAATAGAGATAAGAAGTTTTTGCTGCCGTCAGCGGAATTGTAAGCATAACCCCTTCCATGCCTGCATCGGATAAGGTTGCATGAAGACACACATCTTTTCCTGCGGCATAAGCCTCCTCAAACATTTCCGCTGTTACTGAAGAATCAAGGGCTATTGTTTCTTGCGAATAATTGATAACAGCATCAATTATCAGATTCTGCGGCTGTGCATATTTCCATACCGCCCAAACATTCGGAATATCATCCGGATTGTCTTCGGATATTCTGATTGCCGGATAAAAGTGCTCCATTGCAGTAAACACCGTGTGGTTCGTGCCGCTGCTGTCAATTGTGAAGATATGTGTCTGTCCATTGATGTCGGGAGTCGAGGCAAAGACGATATTATTTGCAGATTCTGACAGTTTTTCGGCAAAACAAATAAGTGAAGCACCGCTTGCCGCACCGACATCGAGCATATACCGCACATACGGAGAGCCACCTGATGCCTTTACCTGATCAAGTGATTGATCGCAGGTCAGCACCATCTGCGAGCCGTTGACGGTTTCGGTAACGGTAACCGGAACACGAGCAAGACTTTTTACCAATTGCGAACCTGCCTCCTGTGAAAAATACCTGTCATCATGGGTATGGATACGGTCTGCCTTGTTTGTCGTGATCCCTGCTATCAGATCTGCATTGTTTCTGATGTACGCAACGATCTCACTGAGTTGGTCGAGAGTGATGTCATCACTGTCAAGAACCGCGTTCAGTCGGTTCGTTATGGTAGAAATCAACGCTCTGATATCACTGTGCGCATCAGTAGCGGCGTTATGTGTACTGAGTGTCTGCTGAAACACGGTACTCGTTACATAGGATTTCAGGATATTATCTATCTCGGTTTCTGTGAAATACTTGTCATTGTGGTGATGCCCTATCGGGCTTTTTGCTCCTATCGCCTCTTGCAATGCTGCTATGAATTGATCCGTCGCTCCGAACCAGTCAAGAAAATCCGAGTTATTAAAAATGTCGTTCTTAAAACTCGGCAGAACAGGAACAAACTCAGTATTTGTGATCAGCTGACTGCCGGCAAACAAGCCCATACCGAATTGCCCCGCTTCGGCTATGACCTGCGGCGGAATTTCACAGACATAAGTTCTGTCTTCGCCGTCTTGGGTCAGACATAAGGGGTGAAAAACACTGTCCCTGAAAAAACCGGCTCGAATGTCCTGCACATTCTGCCACACGGAATCAAATAAGATCTTTGCAAAATAAGTTCCTTTTGTACCGGCGCGGACGGTAGCGGTCGGAATGTGCATACGCAGGGTCTGATCTTCCACATCGAAGACTACAAATATTTTTTCCATGGAATTACCTCCTTTCGTTTTGATAATAAGAGCATAACAAAACGGGGAGTGTGATTTCTCCCCGTCTGTTGAAAAATATTAGTTTTCTTGTGCATCCTTAACCCATTTGTCAAGAGTTTTCTGCTCATACAATCCGGTGGTAAACAGAAGACTGGCAATTCTGTCAGCCGTGGCATAATCACCGCTTGTGATTGCTTCCACATAGTCAGGCTTGAATTCGGTTGTGATTGCGGACTTGATATCGCCTTCTTCTTTCCCATGCTCAATCATGTAGTCGATCATGCGGTTCGCAGATTTCGTGTCGTTGTCACGAAGTGCATACTTGATATCACCGTACCAATACAGATAACCCGTTTCGGGCTTTTGCGTGTAGCCATTGTCAGCCATAGCGGAATTCAACGCACTGAAAACAGCATCCTGCTCATAATCACTGTCAAGCAATGCCTGCACACCTGCCTCGTATGCGGCAAAATCACGGTTCATTCTTGCCGACACGATACCACTCAGTTCATCACCATAATCGGCATCAAACCGATCGCTTGTGTGTTTCTTTTCCCAGTCTTCAAAGTCCGAAGAATCATAGCCGATTCCCAATGCAAACAGATCATCAATGATCTGCGACATTCGGTCATAATCATCTGCATCATAGGCCGCAAGGTACGCATCTTTAACCTTTTTCGTAACACCGGAACGGATATCGCTGTCACTCTTGTCATGTTCACGCAGATATGCGATTGCTTCGGCCGTTGTATCAACGCGTCCGTTGAGCACGGCAGTGCCGATATCGCTTGCGGTAACTCGCAGGGTCTCATCGTCTTCTTCGGGTGCATTACGCACGTCTTCCAACGTGTACGAATACAGATCTTCAATGCTGTCCGCATCTCCGAGAACGTCCGTCAGCTGTGCAAGCACGCTGTCACGCTGTGCGGTTTTTCCGTTCAGCTCCTCTTTGGCGGCATCTTCGAGCATTTCTTTGTAGTTTGCCTCTACCTTTTCAATCCCCTTGACTGCAGTATCTTCTTCTATACCGAGGTCAATGAGTGCATCCACCATTTCACCATGGCTGTCAAGGTCACCGACCATGAGGGACAAGGCGCCGAAGAAAGCATCTTCGCTGAACAATGCGATCTGATTGGCAATGCCGTTCTGAATGTCATCCTCATCAATGGTGCTCTTTCTGCGGATGTAGTCGAGGGTGTCATTATAGGTCTGCACATCGCCTTTTTGCAATGCTTCAAATGCACGCTCAAAGTATTTCTCCGTACTGCTATCGTAGGTAATACCCATATCATTCAGCAATGACGAACTCCAGAATGAGAATTTTTCCCTGAGTGAATACTCTATAGTGGTAGCCGTTGTTTCAAATGCATCTTCCTCATCATCAAACAGGGCTGCTATCGTTCTGAGCATCATTTCCACATCTCTCCAAGCATTCCCGATTGGATACCCTGCAAGTGCAGTGATAGCAGAAACAATCGACTGTGCCTTATCTTCTGCAGACATATCACCGTTGAATAAATCCCCGATTGCATCCAACATATCTGTGATTACTGAAAATTCTTCACGATCAAGACTATACCCCTGCAACAGAGTAATGACGTCCCTAAGACCGACGATCCAATTAAATGGTAAATTACCAAGCAAACCACTAATAATATTTTGCAGGCCAACTTCAATTCTGCTTTTTTCTTCATCGTCATCATATGTGACTGCTGCCTTTAATACTTCTTGAGCAATCGAGGATATCAAAAGACCCAGTCCGATTGAAGCAGCTCGCACAAAGTGTTTTTTCTTATCCTTGTTTGAAGCACCTTTTATTTTTGTCAACTCTCTGCCTAAACGAAGAAGCATATTGTAGTTGACTGTCGGCTCTGCCATAAATGCGGTTAAGATCTTCATCATCGGGCTTTTGCTTCGCATGGCATGGCTTTGTGCAAGCACCGAGCCGTACACCTGTGTGTCGTTGATGATCTTCGTAAACCGTTTACCCGTTACCGTGAGCAGAGCTCCGCCGGTAAGCTTCGTTTCCTTGGCGACTTGCTTTTTCGTTGCTTTCCAGATCGACTGCCAAGCAATGCGATCCATTTTTGAGGGCATCAAACCTGCAGCGTTGTCAAATGCATCTTTGCGGTACTGCTTATTGCTACGCAGATTGCGGAAAACTGCTTTCCCTGTGTAATGCTCTTGTCCGATGTACCCTGCCATGCTTTTACCGACAAGGCTGTCGAAACCGCCCACTTCTTTTATGAGTGTAACACCGGGTGCGTATTCGAGCATTTCTTCGTAGGTCTTTTTCGTACCGGGCAAAACGAACATAGAAGTAAAACCTAACTCCTGAAAAGCACGGAAGTACGATGTCGGCTGTTGAACCGTTACACGTAACGACATCGATACAGCCGCCTTCTTGTAATTTCTGATATACTTTGTGAATAGATCATCACGCGGATCCGTATAATTTTTGCCGTTCAGGTCTGTCATGAATGTGGTGAAGTAGTCCATGTATTTCTGCCCGTAGTAGGTGCTGATAAGTGACGACACACGGCTGACCTGACCGTTCACTTGTGTGCGGTAGTTAAAGATCTGCTCCATGCCGTCCAAGGTCAGCGCAAACGCACTGTACTGTGCCATTTCCGCAACGTGACCCGACCACACATCGGTAAGGTTATCCACGATGATCGGTGTGTTTGCCCCTTTCACGGTGTGCTTTGTCCAACTGCGGTTCATCAGGCGGTTTGTTCCGTTCTCAATGTCCGTGCCGAACTTGCGGAAATTGTAGTTGCTTGCGGTGTTGAACGGGATGTAATACTTCTCTGTGAACTTCTTGATGCCGTACTTCTCCATGGAGACGGCATTGCCCCATTCCGAAGCATCTTTGGAAAGAAAACCGACAAGCTCGTCTGTGAAAGCCTGCATCTCATCCGTCATGAACTCACTGATGATTTCCATGTCTTGCACACTCAGTCTGTGAGCCGAGCCGTCACGCACCTCAAACAAACGATCCTTGATTCCGCGTTTGCCTTTTCTGCCGAGCTCATCCTTGAATACGATGCCGCCTTCTTCTAAGTGTCGCGCTTGCTGTGCACTCGTGTGTTCACGCTTCCATGTTGCCCACAGCATACAAACTTCGTCGGCGGTCAGGTTGATTTCATCCCCGTCAGCGGAAACAAAGGTCAGTTTTTTGTCCTTCCATTCGTTGTAGCCGTACTTTTTCTTCTGCGCCTGCAAAAAGTTCGTTCCATGCAGAATGTACCGTCCGAAAATGTTCTGATCGTGGAACAGCAGTTGTTCATAACACTTCGCAAGCGGCCCCTGCAGAAGGTCAAAAAAGCTGTTCGGAGTCAGCATGTTGGTGTGCAGAAGCGATTCGGCGGCTTTCAGCATCTTGATCTGCTGTGCAGGCTTTTCTCTGGTGTAGGTGACAACGGCTTCTGTGCCGATCTCATCCAGTCTTACTCTTTTACCAAGGTAGAATGCCTTGTTGCCGTCGCGCACGATCTTGGTGAAATGCTGTGTCAACTCCTTCAAAGCCTGCAGCTCGCTGTTGTTCAGTGCCGTCAACCGTTTCCCGTGCAGAGCTTCACGCATTTCTCCGATCTTGTTTGCAATGTCCTCGTCAAACATCGTGCCAAGCTCTTCGTCCTTGCCGTATTCGTTGTAGGCGGCCTGCAGGGCAAGCAGTTTACTTTCGCTGAATGTGGTGTCATCTTTGTAAAACAACTCAAGGAATGTGCTGATCTGCGCTTTCAGTTTTTCGGGAATGTGCTTCTGATCGGTTTCGTTGACAAGCAGATCCGCAAGTCTTTTTGCATTTCTGCGAATGGATTTGCGCAGATTGTTTTTGTTTTCATATGTTTCTCTTCGTTTACGCTGAATGGTCAGTCGCTTGTAGTATTGCAGAGATTTGTCCCTTGTTTTTTCGGCAAGAGCCATTGCAGCTGAGAATTCGTCCGCATCTGAATTTGAAAAATATTCATCCAGTTTGGTTTTGTAAGTATCTGTGGCAGCAGTCGGCCGTGTCGCCTGTAAGTAGTCGAGCAGGGTCTGCATGGTCATGTGCAAAGCGGCTGTGTCAAGTTCAAGTGCCGTTGCTCCGAACGGATTGTCCTTGCTGTACCAATACGGTCTTGTCGCTTCATAAAAATCAAGCAAAGCCTGCGGTTGATCTGCTTCCGCCGTTTGAGGATCAAGAAAATCGGGATTTGCTTTTGCAATATCCGCCCAACGTTCCGCAAGGGTCGGTGCATTGCCCTCTTTTTTGAACAGGATCTTTCCGAAACTTGCCTTGTGGAAGTTTGCATAATCGCCGTAAACTTTTTTAATTGCGGCAATTTGATTTTCTGTCAGCACGACGGGATTTTTTCGCAAGTCCCGTATGGTTTCCTTAACTGCATCCTGCAAAGAAAAGTCAATTTTTTCACTGCGACTCGTATTTAATGCCTTCAAATAAAAGTCCGACAGCACATCCACAGCAGTTTTTATGTTACCACCCTGCGAAAGATAAGAAAAAACGTCCGTAAATGCCTTTTTGAATTGTTCGGCATCATATTTGCTTTGCAGTTTTTCGGCGGCTGTTTGGGCAAGATTTTCAATCATTTCGCCGTTCAGATTGCCGCCCTGCTCGGTCTGTATTTCCTGTACCGCTTCTCCGAGTGCTTCCTCTGCCTCCGCAAACTTCACATCGGACTCACGCAGAATCTCGTTGTGGGATTCTGTTTCGGATGTTATTCTTGCGGAATTTCGTCGTAGTTCATATCCAAATATTTCGTCACGACTCTCGATATCGCGTCCGTCCATTCGCGTGTCGTCATCTTGAAGTCGTGCTGACGGAAGATCTCCATCAGATCCCTCATGTGCAGATCTGAGTCCACCCAGCCGATCAGATCCGTCAGATCTTCCTCCGGAATGCCCACTTGAACCATCGTGTTCATAAGTCTTATCAATTCTTTTTCTGTTAGCGGTCTCATAAGCTCCACTCCTTTTACCAGTCTTTTTAACAACACCAAGATCAACGGCACCTTCTTCCGTTTTTTCATACAAATGGTGTTGACCGTTTTTATAAAGTTTGAAAACCTTTTTTTCTCCCAATGGTGTGCTTTGGCTTTCACTCCATTGCATATACAATGTCATTTGCTCGTTATATGAACTCTTTTTATTGTACCTTGGCTTGTTTTCCTTGTCAACTTTTTTTGAAAGGCGCGTTTCGCTGTCGTTGTTGACGGCGGTGTTTTTGTTTTGCTGTCGGTTGATGCGGGCTTCTTCGAGGGCGGCGAAGAACTGATTACTGATTTCGTCGAGCGTGTCATACTGCTGTTGCAATGCCGACACAGAGCCAAGCCCCTTGAATGCAAGCGTTTCGAGGGCAGAACGCACCTTTGCAAGGAAATTGTTGATTGCTTTGGCAACCTTTTTTGCATCCTTCGGCTGTTTGCGTGCATACAGCTCCACCGCCTTTTTGCTTGCAAACACCCCGAACATGCTGTCTGCCGTGAGCTCCTCAAGCAGATACTGCCGTTGTTCGGTTTCCGTCATGCCGTCGATTTCAAGCGCATAGCGGGTGCTGTACTTTTCAAGCTCTGCATTGATGTCAAAGCCTTTTGTGCTGTACAACCTCTGCAATACGAATTTCTGCAAAGAATTGGCGGCATCCGGAGCATTTTCTTTCAAATAGTGAAACACTTCATGCCCTGCGGCGGCAGTCAGAATGCCCCCTTCAGCATCCAAAGAAAGCACAATGCGGTTGCTTTGCGTTCCTTTGCCGTACAAGCCGTTCACACCGTCGAGGTTGTCCGTCAGAACGAAAGCCAGTCCGTATTCCTTGCCGATAGCATCGAGGATCTTTGCTTCCGTCTCCTGTGTTTCGCTGACGTGCACATTGCCCGAAGTGATCCACGTCACACCGTTGGTGTAATTGCGCTCTTTAAGCCCTGCCAGCAATGCAACCTCTTTCTGATCGGCAGTCAGATAAGCACCGATATCATCCGTGCCGACCGCATGTTCAAAAGCGGATGCGCTGTTGAACCCCTGCAAGCCTGCTTTGTAGTATTCCTCATACCCTGCAAGCCACATTTCGATATTACCTGAATCACCATCTTGCTCAAGTGTGCCCAACAGCACATCCTTACCGAGTGCGCCGATGCTGTCTCCGGCAAGCACCGCTTGCACAGCGGCACTGCGCTCGTCCGTCGGCTGCAGGTCCTGCACATCCATGGTCGCACCGCTTGCCTTGTCAACCACGATCTGCTGTTCTCCGTCTGCGGTCTGCGTAACCCCCTGCGGAGAAATCGCCACACCGTCAGCGGAAAACACAACAGGCTCGGTGTGCTCTGCCTTTTCTTCTGCCTGCACCGTCGCCGTGTCGGCAGTCTGACGGACAAACACCTGCCCGAGACGGTTATTGAGCTGCATGTACCACCCTGCGTTTTTTTCTTGCAGTTCTCGGTGAACCTGCTTGACGGAATCGTCTTTCAGTGCCGTCTTCTGTTCCTTGGTCAGATCCTTGCCCTGCATGTCTTTGACGATCGCTTCGGCGGCAACGGAAGCCTTGTTTTCGTTGAAGCCCATCTGCATGAGCCGAGCTTCCGCAGCCTGCTGTGTGGCGGCGGTGCTGTATTCACCGTAAAGCTGACCGACATTCTTTGCATAACTCTTGCCGGGCTTCTCTGCGTTCATCTGATCGCTGACCGTTTTTCGCAGTTCAGCAGACACACCGGGCACACTCTGCGCTTCTTCAAGAAGCACCGGAACGGCTTCGGCGGCAATGATTGCCTTGCCGTAGGCTCTGTTCTGCGCGTTGGTCTTTGCCTGCGTAACGGGAGCCGTACCGATTGCCGTACCGCCTGCACTCAGTGCACCGGAAAGGAAGTTCGATCCTGCTTCTTTCGCTTCTTCAATGAGAATCGTTTTGAGCGTTTCTGTGTTGCTGTTTCCCTCGTCTTTGAGTTCATTCCAACGTCTGACAAGGTCGCTTTCATCCTGTAGAATCGCAAGGTCAAGAATGTTTTCAAAAATTTGCCCTGCAACTTCTTCCGTTCCTTCCGTAAAAGCGGATTTAATGACTGTTTTCAGAATATTACCGCCGCCGTCTTTCAGAAGCAGATCGAGCGAAATGTATTCCGATGCACCTTCCGCAACCGCACCGATGAACGAAGACAGCAACGCATCCCCGGCAGATGCTCCGTTTTCGATTTCATTCACAAACTGCGAGCTCATGGCAGAAGACGAAGCGAGCAGTGTGGACAGCGCTTTCATCACCTTTTTTGATCCGCCGCCGACACCGAGTGTCAGCACCGATGAAACTCCTGTTCTTGCCAGATCATCCGCACCTGCCATCAGCACATTATACAGCCATTCGCCCGAATCTTCCACATCAATAAAACCGAGCCCCTTGTCAACAATCTCGCTGACCACCGTGGGATGCTCATGGTACCATTCCGAAAACTCCTGTGCGGCGGTACTGCGCCAAACGTTAGAAATCTTCTGCATCTCATATGCACCACTGTCAGAATAACCAAAGCCTGATGCAATCGTATCTCCGACGGAAAGTGCAGCCCCAAGATTCGCGACAACGGTAACCCCGGAAGCAAGAATAGGATGGTTCTGTGCAAACTCTGTCAATGTGTTATTCTCGTAGGCTTCATATAATTCTTTATTGGTCGCATTTGAAAATCCGAGTGCAGAAAGCCGTTTGTCGATTGCTGTATTGACAGTTTGGAGTGATGACAAAATACCATCCAGAACATCCTCATTGTCAACCAAGTCAACAAGGCCGAGATTATCAAGAAGCTGTGCCATCGGCGGTAAGTCAATAGCTGTTCCGTCCGGATCGGTATATGCAGATCTTTGTGCTTCAAGGTCTTCCTTCTGTTGCAACAACTCCTGCAACTGCGTATCATTCAGCGGATTGATGTCGATGCTGTTGTAAATGTCAATAAGTGCCTGCTGTCGATCCGCAACGCCGTCAATATATGCCTGCCGTTCGTCCGCATCCATAAACTGCACATATTCTGCCGCTGTGTTTGCACTGTTCACAACACCCGAAACGGTACGCAGGTAATTAACAAGAGCAGCAGCATCCCCACTTTCAAGTTTCTCCTGCACACTTGCGTACCAGTCGATCAACGCATCGGCATCATCAGTCCACATCTGTGCCGTGCGTTCGGCTTCAAATCCGCTTGTCTGCTCCAACACAGTCGTCAGCGAATCCAGCAGACTCTGCGTGGTGGATGCACCGAGTATGGCTCCGTTTTTATTCACACGGGCAATTACGTCCTTGACCACACTGTAAGTATCGGCAGATGCTAAATCCGCATCCTCACTCCCTGCATACGAAACCACCGCCGAAACGTCGCTCAGCAGACCGCCCGTCTTGATGTCGTAATACTGAATATAGGTCTGATCGCCCGACATGATCTTTTCATAGATCGTCTTTTCGTCCTCACCGCGCAGCTCGGCCGTTTTTTGTGCCGTTGCAACATCCATCAGGGTCGTGACGGTGTTCTTCATGCCCGTTGCAAGATTCTCCCACATGTTCACGCTTTTGCCGGATGTGCTCGGTGTGCTTGTTGTTGTCTTTTTGGATGAAGATGACCCGGAAGACGAGGATGAAGAACCGGATGAATATTTATATTTATCCCAATCCCCCTCTTTGGTAACACCGGTTGCCGCACCCATGCTGTCAACAATGTCCACCATCCCGTTATACGTATCTTTGATAACGTCAGCGAGATCTTTTGATGTGTTCTGTGCTGCATAAAATTCTTCTTTTTCTTTTTTGGTGCGGTCCCGATTCGCGGTACTGCCTTCAACCTGTGCCATGTGTCATTCCTCCTTTATCCTCTGAGTGCCTGATACAGTTTATTGACCTCTTCCATACTCAGGCCGTATTTTTCCTCCGCATTCGTCAGCATCAGGTTAAATGCCGAATAATCCGCACCTGCATATTTTTTTAAATACTCATAAGCGGAATCATAAGCAGATGTTCCGCCCGAGCCTGATGTTGAGCCGCCCGAGCCGTAAGAGCTACCGTAAGAGCCGCCGTAAGAGCCGCCCCATGAGGAACCGCCCGAACTTCCCGAACCGCTCCACAAATTACCCCATGAACCGAGAGTCCCGAGTCCTCCGCCTGCCTGCATGGCATTTCCTTTCTGAATCGACAACAGTGCATTGTTGTACTGATTCAGCCAGTTTGTATTGATTCCCAGCGACTGCAATTTGCTCAAGTCACCGTACTCTGCATAATAAGCGGCGGCTTCGCGAAGGGCACTTTCTTCCATGTAGGTCGGGTCGATGCCGACGTCTTTCAACTTGCTGAAATCGCCGTTTGCGGCGGCGGTGAGTGCAAAGTTGAGGTCTTTGGCCTTCTGCACGTCTTCGGTGGAATAGCCGTATTTTTCAAGTTCCGACAGATCGCCCGTAATATCTGCAACCCCGCCTGCATAGTCAAGCTGTGCTCCTTTGAGGTTGAGGTCGTATGTTTCCTGCAAATAAGAGGTATCAAAGCCGAGTGCGGCAAGGCGACTGAAATCACCCGTCTGCAAGCCCCAGTTGAGTGCCTGCTGTGCTTTTGCATCGGTCGCATACTGTGTCAGGTCAAGACCGAGCATTTCACCGAATCGGCTGTAGTCACCAAACTGTGCGGCAAGTTCAGCTGCCGTCAGCTCTTTTCCGTAGGCGGTGTTCGCCATGTCCGAAAGCATGGAATATTCATTCAGCCGCTGTTGTTGACGGTCCATGTGGCGGCTGTAGGCATTCTGTTCGAGATCCACGGCAACATCATTCAGATCCAGCATTGCATCCTGAAATACCTGCTGTGCGGCGGTCTGTGCATAACTGTTGCCGTAGCCGCCTGTCTGTGCCTGTGCCTTGCCCGCAATGTTCTCCGCACCGAGCGTTCCCGTGCGTACATAATCGTTTTTAATCTGCTGATACAGCGGATCGGAATTGTAATTGTATTCGTACTTATCGCCGTTGTCCTTGTACTGTGCATAGGCATTGTAAGCGGCCTTGGTGAAGTCCGCTGACGTGGTCGGCACAAAGGAACCGCCTGCCTGCTGTGCAAGTTCTGTGGCAGATCCGGGGGTGACAGTCGGTGTTGTTGTCGGCATTGTATCATCCAGTCCCACCGAAGCCCGCAATATACTTCTTGCATCCCCTGCGGTTACTTTTCCGTCACCGTCAAAGTCATAATCCATCGAAACGGGATCCAGCCCGATCGACTGCCGCATGGCGGCCCTTGCATCCGCCGCAACATATTTTTTCTTTTCTTCGCTCATGTTTTTCTCTCCTTTTTCAAGTCTTCAAGTTCGCGGTTGACCTGTGCAAAAGCCATGCGCAGTTCCTGCGTTTGATTCAGATTCTGTTCGTTGATGAATGCAACAAGTTCCTGCACGTTCTGTGCATTGCATCTTTTCGGTTTAAAGGGAAATCTTACCATCTTAAAACGCTCACCTCGCTTGCATTCTCCGTAGTGCGGGTAATGCCGTACACGGTCACGTTTCCGTAGCCTTCGAGTTTAATTTTCATACGGTCGCACCGTCTGCAGGTAACAGGCAGGCAAACGGAATCAATGTGTTTTCCTGCAACGGTTTCATGTAACTGAATCCATGCTCCGCCGTCATACTGCGCAGACACCTTCAGAATGCTGTCCTTCTCCATGCTCACACGGATCTGCAAAAGGCTTGTGCGTTTGTGGTCGGGTGTCAGCAACCCGAGGTCTGCACTTTCTGCAACAAAGGAAATGTCCTGCACTTGCGTTTCATCCTTGTAAGCGCAAGACAGAACCTGCGCCGAGCCGAAGTCATAATCAAAAAGCAGTTGCAGTTCTACACGGTCGGGGGCTGTGATGTCATGTACATACATCCAGACCCAGACAAGAGAGAATAATGCAGAAGCGACCACTCTTTGCGCCACAAGATACACCGCATTGTTCTTTGAAAACAGCAGACTGTTCTGCATGCAGTTTTCGCGAACCCAGATATGCCGCAGGGTGTCATACACGAACAACACATCTTCGTTCTTCTCATCCTTCATGCGGATATAATATTTGTCACCGGCACACGCGGCGGCGGCTTCGGTGCACTTTGCGGTCAGTGCATCCGAAACACAATACGGCTGATAGCCGCTGAACACATAGACCCCGTTGGAGGATTTATAATAAATAGCACCGTTGACCGTGACCACGCTCTTTGCACTGCCCGGTTGCACGCCCTCACACTGAAAGGTCGTGACCGTAAAATCACTCGGTGCCGAACCGTACACGGCACTTACGCTGTCGCTTTTGAAAAACACGACCGCATCCGTTGTCGTACCCACCCCCGTGAATTCACCGGGAGAAGCAATGCTGACGGCATAGGAATCGGTCGAAATGCCCTGATAGCAGAACCAGTTCAGCGGGTCCCCGAGCTTGCTTGCATAGATCTCATTCACATAGTCGCCTTTGTGGTTTCTGCCCTTGCGGCAACCCCACAGACGGTTGTTGTGCTGTATGCAGAAGTCAAGCACAGGCATACTGCGGCTCACCGTAAACGGTGCGGCCTGCTCATAATCTGCACAAAGACTCACACAGACCGCAACAAGAAAGTCGTCCTGCACTCTCATCAGTTCAAACGAGCCGTTCAGTTCTTTCACGGAAAAGCCGTCCAATGCAACCACATCACCCTGTCTGAATCCGTGTCCGATACCCGTCGCCGCTATCTTCATATACAAACTTGTTGCCTGCACCCAGATGTTCTGCGCTGCCGACCAATACCGCAGTACAGTCATTTCGCCCGATGTGTCTGCCCATGCCTTGCCGTTGGAAGGATCTTCGGGAGCCGTATCGGAAAATGTCGCATCAATTTCCGTGCCGTCCGCTTCGCAGGCACACACGGTTGCAGAGGATGCCGCAAAGGTGTTTTCGACACTCTGAAACTGCCATGTGCCGTCGTCTTCGGGGGTATACAGAATCCCGTCGGGCAGGATCATGAACGACCGACCAAAGGGAACAAGATACCTTTTTGTGTCCGCTTTCGGTGAACCTGCACGCAGTTTTTTTCCGTTCACAACCAACTCACCGCCCTCGGTGATCAGTGCATATCCGTCATGCAACGCACAGATGTCTTCGATCATCGAAGCCAGCACAAACACGTCGGGAGATTCAGTTTCGCCGTCAGCCGTCTGTATTTCATTGACGGCAATCCCGCGAGCATTTCTCGTGCGCAGACAGCCGTTGTCCACCACCATGTTGCACAGGTCAGCCCATTCGTTTTCGTTGGCTCCCGGGTGCTGATTGATGCCCCTGAAATCCGTCACCTGCGTGCGGTTCACCGCAGGCACGGGAATATAGCTTTTTCTCATACAAGCACCCCCAGCACGGGATGCACACTGCCCGTATCGTCATCCGTTGCCGACAGCGGCATGTGGGTTCTCGTCCACCGTGCCGCCATGTCGGTGTAGGCATCGTTGAACAGCGATCGGCTGACGGCATAGCGGTTCATGTCGCCGTACTGCAGGTCAATCTCCATACAGCACCACCACATATACACATCGTCATATCCGTCCTCTGCAAGCAGTTTTCTGTCCGTAGTCACATCCTTAACGGTATAGTGCGGTCTTTTTACATGGGGTGAATGCTCATGTGTCAGAATGATCTCCTTGAAGATCTTCGTGTCCAGTTTGTTGCAAACATCCGCAAGCCATGCTTCTTTCACCTGTCCCGGTCGCAATGTCTGCAGTTTTGCGGTCAATAAAGGAAATGTCATTTTTGCATCTCTCCTTAAAAGTAATAAGCGGACGACCTGCAAGCCGTCCGCCGTTTTGTTGTTGTGAAGACTCAGCCGTTGGCGACCGACTCGATGTATTGATCGGCAAAGGTTTTCGCCTTGCGGCTGTTTTCGATCACCTCTGCCACTTCGGTGGGCACAAACACGCTTTCTCCCTTTTTGATCAGATACCGTTTGCCGTTGATGCTGACAAACAGATCGGGGTCATCCTTTGACTCTCTGGGTACGAACACGGGAACGGTCTTCTTCTCATTTTTCTTAGCCATACCGAAATGCTCCTTTCATCAGTTGCTTTCCGCAACAGCGGAGAACTCGGATCCGCTTTCGCAGCGGATCATGTATTCTTCAATGAGGCGCTTTGCGGTTTCCGTAGCCTTCCAGCCGATGGAGCTTCTCTGATTCAGCGGGTCATTGCCGTAGCCTTTCTGCTTGACAATGTGCTCAAGGCCGCCGCCTTCGATATCGGTGACACCGTAGGCATTTTCGCCGAGGAACAGTGTGCAGAATACGGCGGAACCGTCCTTGCCTGCACCCGTACCGCAGACGATGCTGTCAGCTTCAACAGCGGCAGAGAGTGCCGTGCCGAGAGTCAGGGTGGTCCCGTCAGCAGCGGCTTCGATCTTGGTCACGGTGTTCTTGACACCGTTTACATACACTTCGATCGGTTCAACGGGTGTTGCTGCGGTCAGTACTTCATTGACCTTGACAGCGGTAGCACCGCTTGCAGCCTTTTCGGCAACCGTCAGGCGGCTCAAGCCGTCTGAAATAACAGCAGGGCCGATGATCTTGGCTTCGGAGCTTTCCACAAAACGGATGCCGCCGAGTTTACCGAGCTCGCCTTCGAAAATGTTTTCGGGAGATGCATATTTGTTTACCTCAATCCACTTGTCACCGGCTTCCATCATCAGGTCATTGGCTACAAACGCATGAATGATAGCAATATAACTGCCGTTGATTTTCGGTGCATTAACAGCCTTGAGTGCGGCTGCAATACGGAAAACATCCTTCACGCGAAGTCTGCAATTCGCAGTGATGTCAGCACGGGAAAGAATTTCGGTTTCGGTGCTGCCGTTGACTTCGGGAACATAATACACATTCGTGCCGCCGACGATCTCATTTCTGATCACTGTATCAAGGGTCAGGGCTGCCTGATCTGCAAGCTCCCTGGTGGCTTCCAAAATAGTATTGTCCACAGAAGTCATTTCCAGCATGTCGGTCTGCTCAATATAATCACCGTACTGATCCACCGTGGCAGTAACAGCGGACACACGCAGCTTGTTACCGGCAGGGGTCACACCCTCGGTAATGGGCTTGAGTGCCTTCGGCAGCTTGGAAAATCTTCGGAATTCAATCGTCTTGCCGTTGTTCGCAGGAATGGGTCGCTTCTGACCGAACTGCGCATGAATGAGCTTGGGACCTGCAAGATAAATCAGGGTCTTGTCATAAAAGGTTTTCATTTCGGCGGACAGTGCATTCGGGTCGGTGATCACACCGCCCTGCATCGTGCCGCCCGTGGCATTTACCACATAGTCTGCATTGGTATCTGCAAAGAACTGCAGATCAAAAATTTTCTTCATGATTATTTTCACTCCTTAATATAAACACAATCGTGTCAGAAGGTAATTTTTTCGCCCCTTCCGACCCGTTTCAGGATGTCCTCG